TAATCAAAAAGTCCTTTGTCGGTCTGTACGGGTTCAACTTCTTTGGTATCACGGATACCTTTTAATTCGCTGATTTTCTGTGCTTTTACTTCTTCCAAAGAGGGTGCAGGAATTTCAACAACTTCATAATATTCGCCTTTATCCTCAATCGTGGCATTATTAGTATTGCACCATTCAGCGGCTTGGGAATAAGAATCTAACTGTTCCTGCGTTTCTAACGGTTTATAAAATTTTGTGCCTATCATTTCGCCACCTCCTTATTTCCACCAACCAATAGTCAAATACCTCATACCCGTTCCCGAAGCGGTGCTTGATGTTGACAAAACAGTAGACTTAAACGATGTTGTCGTTGTATCCCCGGCTGCACAAGAAACAGATACAAATCTGCCCGTTCCCGTTCCCGTGCTTCCCGGTTCTGCTACAACATATTTTGCATATAGACTATCTTTATATGGAACAGGGAGCGTAGTAGTAGAAACCCCGTCCACTCTGTTTGCAACCCAATCGAAACAAATTTGCAACCCGCTTTCATAACGAATATAATTTGAGCCACTTGAATTTATTCTGTCAATTTCTTTGCCATCAAATTTAGCATTTTTTGTGCCATCTACATTAGAAGATATCGATAAACTTGCGATTTTTTGAGTATCTGCTTCGTTCTTGTAACAGAGGAGGGCAACACCTACATTCCCGCTGGGGTCAATTTGCGTTTCAAGACAACTATACCTACTAAATCCATCATCCGCATCTGTGCCTGTCGCATCCCTTGTTACAAAGGACGTTAATGAAATTCTCTTGTCACTTTCTATCGTTCCCTTTTTGCCATATAAAATTAATGTGCTACTTCCTTTACTTATATTTTCCCAATTGGAATCCATTATGTGTGGCAGGAAAGTGATACTGCCTGTCATCGTACCGCCAGTACGTGGTAAAAACGTATTAGGCAGTGCGGCGATTCTGTCATCAATATACTGTTGCTCGTTGATTTGCCCAGTATCTACTACTGTACCATACGCTTTAACAAGCCACATACCTACGATAGATTCGGGTTGGACTGTAGTGGAATTGCCATAAACGGAAGAACTACGGGAAGCGTCAAAACTAAACATAAATTCGTCTGCACTTGTCCCCGAACTTACATTTGTTGTTTTTGCTCTATGAGAAGATTCTTTCCAAGCACCCGTCATTTGAGTTTCTATGCCACCATAATCTTGAGTGGTAATTATTCCAGCAGTAATATTCGGCAATCCAGCCGCCAAATAACTCCCTACTGTACTAACGCTACCGTTCGCACCTCGTACCCAACACTGTAATGACGGTACACGGAAAGTAGTAGAGCCATCACCATCGGAATAATAAGGCACGTTTCCGTTGTGTGCGGTAGATAACGCTTGCCATTCTGATTCGGTTTTTAAATACCCTGTTTGTTCCTGTACCCATGCCCAAAGGTCGGGATATGTTGCACGAGAATACTCACCACCAAGCAAGGGCAACGAACCTTGAGGTACGTTAGGATTGATAGAAAAATATTCATAACCGACAGGCAAACCATAATATGACTGTATATCTTCTCTCGCCCGTTCTGCCAAATCTGCACTTGTCTGTGCAGAAGTCGCACTATTGCTTGCACTCGTTGCACTTGCACTTGCGTTAGTAGCAAAAGTAGAAGCACTGGTCGCACTCCGTGAAGCATTACTCGCACTTGCACTTGCTTCGCTTGCTTTAGTCGTTGCAGTGTTTGCACTATTAGAAGCACTGGAAGCAGAAGCACTTGCTTCACTCGCTTTGGTTGTTGCAATAGAAGCACTATTAGATGCTTGACTTGCCTTTGTAGTTGCAGTGCTTGCAGAAATCGCCGCATCTGTAGCACTTTGGGATGCACTTGTAGCAGAATCAACGCAGGATAATGCGTAATGTTTAGCACTGTAATCCGTACTGTCTACCTTACCGTCCGTCTTTGTCGCCCACTGTTGTGCTAACGTAGCACTGTCTGATGCGTTGGTAGCAGAGGTCTGTGCATCATTCTTTGCAGTCGTTGCGATACTTGCAGACGAACTTGCACTGCTTGCGGATGCACCCGCTTGTTGTGCGTAGTATTTAGAAGAATAATCTTCATTTTCAACAAGACCGTCCTCTTTTACTGCCCATTCACTTGCACGAGTGCTACTCTAACTTGCACTGTCCGCACTTGCTTTTGATTCTGTTACTGCTAATTCTGCCTGTACAAGTGCCGTTTGTGCCGCTTCGTTTGCCTCTTGTGCTTCTTGTGTAAGAGTTATTGCTTCTTCTTCAATCTCTGCCAGTTTGTTTTCTACTGTTGCAACTTGGTTGTCAATATCGGCAGAGATACCTTGCACTTCTTCCAGTATTTCGTTTGCCTACTGCGTTGCCGCTTCTGCCCAATTCACTACCTTTCCGTCGTGCTATCTATACACAATATCGTGGTTATCTGTTTCCGCTAATTCATGTTTGCGGAGTAAATTTAAATCCCAAGTAGAGGAATCGTTCACATCTTCTTCCGCAATACTTGCAGAAGGGATGTTATGCCGTATGGTATATCTTATAGACAAATCTCCTCACCTCATTAGTCATTATATTTATCAGTCGGAGTACCGCCTGTTAATTCATCTATCGGATAAACAAATCCAACGTTTTTACGCCAACCATGTCCAATATGCAGATTACCGAATGGGTCACGTGCGAATAATGGTCTATCATCCGTCTATTGTCTCTTGATTTCCCTCAAATACTCTTCCAGTAACATCTGTCCTTTTGTTCTCCAAAGGTTTGCTTTCTCTGCTTCCATGAGGAAATCGAAGTATTCCGCACATGCCATATAGATAATAATATCTGCAATCTCTTTAGACAGTCCGTCCTCTGAGTCTTCGCTATTAGACAAGTCTTCTGGATACCACTCACCAAAGATATTGATAAGACCAATCGGAGGAGCAGGGATAATCTTTAATCCACCCTGCATCACAATGTAATACATAGGTTCACCGATTACATCTACGTTATCGTATATCTCAAACGCTTCTTGAATAGTGTTCAAAGGAAATAACTTCTTCTTTCTTTTGCCAGTAACTCCGTTGTACTTGTCTGGTTCTGCATAGAAGTCTATCGCCACGTTATCCTCTGGGTCTGGATTCCATTCCACATAACGTGCCTATTTCAGTCCCTTAGTACGGACAAATCCGTCCTCTGGTTCTAAACCGATTTCCCATTTTTGGATTCTATATAGATACGTAGCACGTAAGATATGTCTACGTTGTTGGTTGATGAATTGTAACAGGAGGTCTTCGTTTAAGTCTTGCCGTTTAATAATAGCGGCACACATGGTAACAATTTCTTTACCGTTCATCTGTTACCTCCGTATATAAAAATAAGGGGAGGCTTCCGCCTCCCCTCGACATTTAAAACCTATCATCCGTTGTCCTGTATTGGGGATTCAACGCCAAGAACTACCTTAATTTTTTACGTGCGTTATCACCATCATGCTATTCACAGTAAAATAAATACTGTTTTAACAACGGGTCACGATTAAACTCAAACACAGGAATAGAGCATAAATGCTTCATATTTTTCCCGGACTGGGACTCTTGCCTTTCCTTTGCGTTATCGTCTAACAGGTCTGTGACATCCATAGTATTTACGACTCGGAGGTTTCTATCGTCCTCCAAGTCTAAATACTGATTCGCTAAAAAACCTTGTTGTTCCATTTTCTCCTATCAAAATCAAGAAATAGTGATGCAGGAATTTGCTTCTTTGGAACGGCATTCCAGAGTCAACTGACCAGTAACAACCTTACCATTCAGCAGAGAGTTTTTAGGTTTATCATAGGTCTTGAACGGAATCAGATATGCCAGTTTCCAATATTCTGTTTGCAGTAAATCAACACGAGTATCGGGTTGCAGACGATGCAGAACAGTATTTACCAGACCGAAATCAGATTCGTAAACGTCCACAATCTGTTTAATCTTAGTAGAGTCTGCACTGCGTTCACGGGTTGCATTACCAGTGAAACCGGAGATGATTCTCTTGTTAGCACCAGATACAACACAAATATCGGGGGTACCGCCTTTCTTCCATGCCGCTTGAATAGCGTCATTCAGTTTATCCTCTGTGAGTGCACCAGTCACTACATTTACGTCATTGAAGTACGGAACACCGCCCATCAGACCAGTCTCAGTAGAAGAACCTGCTCTACGAGTAGCGTTGTTTACGATAGCGTATTCAACGTCCAGAGCAATCATCTTCATGGTCTTCTGCATCTGATATGCCATTTCAGACTTAACACCTGCTTTCAGAACCGCTTCTTGAGAATCAGATACATCGCAATCACGCATGAAAATCTGAATATCGTTAGACAGTTTCACACGAGGAGTTGCTTCGGTTGTACCGAATTCTTGAGTTTCAAGATTGGAGTTAGTACCGGGTTCACCCAGAGAATCGGTCAGCCAACTATGGGTCATACCAGTTACTTTAGATGTACCAAACTTGGTCATCAAAGGGGTTTCATCTGGGGAGATATTAGTAATAATATCCAGTAAATCTTCACGATTACCTACGGCTTCGTAGGTTACATATGCATTGCTTGCCAAAGTAATTCACCTCAAAAATAATATATCAAACAATACCCATTTTTATCAGCAGTTGTGCCTTTTCATCGGATGTCATCGACCCAAGTTTTCTAAAGTCAAACCGCTTTTTGATGTTGCCTTGCGTAACAGGGGTATTACCGCTACGCTCAACCACGGGAACAGTTTTCTTTGACTGTTCTGTTTTCTTAATTGCTTTAGAGTAATAATCTTTCTGTATCACATGGAAGAACTCCCGTAATGGTTCAGCGTTACCAACTTCAAACGCATGTTGCAGTTTGACAAACTCTCTGTACGGAAGATTTGCCATCGCTTCTTGAGCATTCGCCATAATACGGTCATACTCTGGTTCTTCCTGCCTTAACTGCTTTTCAAGATTATTGATGCTCTATTCTCTGTTCATCATCTGGTTTCGTTGATTGAGCAATGCTTGCTTTGCTTCAACTACGGCAGTGATGTGGTCAAAGTCTAATTCGGATAAATCATCGGGCGAGTCAAGTCCTAAATTACGAGCGGCAATTTGTTTAGCGATGCTATTCAAATCAGCACTCTGTTGCTGTGGTGCTTGCTCTTGTTGTTGGGGGGTATATTGAGGTTGACGGTAGTATTGTTCGATACGTTGCCGTTCGTCTGCCAACGCTTGCGTCTTACGAGTATAATCACTCTGCCGCATATAACCACGTAACAGTTCTTCCTGCGTTACCTCAACATCTTCTCCGTTTACCTTGACCGTATATTTGGGTTCTTCTTCAGTGGTCTGGACTTGTTTTTCCGTTTCCTCTTCGGAAGGTTGTTCCTCTTCGGAGTCCTCCTCATTGTACTGAGAATACTCATCCGTGTTCCATTGTAAATTACCCTCTTTATCAAGACCGAACTCTGGTTGCTCACCAGTTTCTTGTGGAGTTCCTTGGGATTGTTCCACCTGTTCTTCTTGATTATAAACTTGTTCGTTAGAATCTTCGTACATTAGTCCTCCTTGGGAGTTTCAGATTAACCGAATTGTTCCCTCGCATGATTAATTCCCGTCTGAACCTTCTATAAAAGCATAGGTTCAAGACCTTCTATGTATTTATAAACTTCTCTTCGGATTGGCAATTCATCCGAAGAACAAGTCATAAGTAGATTAAACTGTCTTTCTTTTTCTTCCTCTATAAAATTATGAAGGAATACAACTGCCGCCTCAGCGTCATATCCTTCTAAAATTAATTGTTGCGGAGTTTTTAATTCTCTCATCAGAATAACCCATCCCTTCTGTCTTCATCTGTTGACGCAGGTTGCGGAGCAATTCGTTGGATATATTCCTACGTGGACAAGTTTGTATTATCTTCTTGCGGTTGGGGAGGAGGAATCTCTCCCTCTTGTGCCGCCTGTCTCTCATATATCCCTGCGTTCTATGCCGCCTGTTGAACCGCTCCTTCCATCTATTGTTGCTACTGTTGTGCCAAAGCAGGGGGGACTTGTCCAGTCTGTTGTGCTTTCTGCATCAAAAGCAGTTGCATCGGGGGTACTCCCATCTCTTCTGCCTGTCTAATCAAGTCTGGAGGATAGATGAAGTTAGAAACATCTTTATATCCTAACGATTCCACCAGTCTTCCGAATGCATGAGCCGCATGTGATATATCGGCAATCCCTGCTTGAATCAACTGAGGATACATGCTCAGCAGAAGTTGCATCGACTGTGCCTGTTGTGCCTTATTCCCTGCCACAACTCCAACATTGACCGTGATATCAATAGAACCTTCAAGGTCATCGGGGGTTATGGGTTTCTTCTCGTCAGTGATACGGATGAAAGTTTCCTCCGTAATGAACATCTGGTTCATCTTAATCATATGCCGGAAGAGTTCACGGACACCTGTTTCCGCAAACATACGGGCAATCAGTTCCAATCTCTGACTGGATGCGTTCATAATCTGCGTAATACCAGTAGCAGTCTTGTTCAGACTGTTAGCATCCATGCCTTGATTGTATCTTGTGATACCAGTACGATTCTCTTTGACCGTATTCATATACTCAAGGAACTGGAATACTTGTGGTTGTAACGGCTCAATCGGTGCCCATTTAATAACATCCGATGGACTTCCATTGACTCGAACCATCTTACGACCATCAATAAACTCATTCGGGTCAACCATAGCATCTACATTTACAACTGCCTGTTTATCGTTATTTGTCGCTACATTATATATAATCTGCTTCAATAAAGCGGTGTTTAAGTCCTGTATTTCACCCACTAAGTCGGCAATGCCCCTGCGTGGGAACAGTCTCAGAGTATCACGAATAGGACTGATAACAAAGAAAGGATGGCGACCCATCGTATTTTCTTCCAATCTGACAATCGTATTGCCAACCATCGTCACGATAATATCTTCCAAAATCCCATCGTTGTTAGAATCTGTCTTAATGTAGCATTCATATAGCAGATATTCCTTTTTAGCGTCCTCAACACCAGAATCATTGATTTTGTCATAAGCACGAGGATTAAGTTCAGTATCATAATTAGTGCGATTTACTTCGCCCCCTCCACCTTCTTCCTCTAAAACCTTATCAATGTTCTGGAACACGCCCTCTTCTTCTCTCCGTCTCAGATAGTCGAGTGTTACTATCTTTCTGTGAGCGACAAACTGAATGTCGTCCAACGACTTCGCCTATGGAGAAAACCTAAACTCTGACGGGGGAATTACTTCCAACTTTGGTTGGTTCTTTGTGATGTTGGTTATCTCTTCGTACTCTACCCTTATCACGACTCCCGGCTCTAATTCTTCCACCGAGAGGATATTTATCCTTGGATTCGTCTGCAACCGCATAAGTTCTTCGGGTGTTACAGTAAGAGTCTTCGCTTCGGACTCCTGTTCTCTAATCCAATAACATTTCAGAATACCAAGGTTGTCCACTAAAGCATTCTTAATCCAGTCATAAAAGATAAGAAAACCATCATTACACCGCTCTAATTGGTACTTGATAAGTTCAGAGTGAATCTTTGCGGCATGTTCATCCTGTTCACTATTCACGCCCTACAACTTACATATGTCTTCATTTCCGAAGAATACCTTAATAAGAGAAGGAATCGCCCATTCCACGGTATCGTGGAAATCGCTTGCGGTTACATCGGAGATATTGGTCAGTCGGGGAAACTTGTCTTTGTAGTATTTTTTGTCACTCTCGTAGACTTTGTGCCGTTTAATTACATCTGGTTCAATTTCACTTTCGTAATACTAATCAGCACGGTCAATCTCCCTCTTAACATTCTCCCGAATCTCTTCCAACTTCTCTTCGGAAATACCGAATTGCTTTGGTTCTTCCTATTCCGCAGGAAACTCGGTGAACCCTGCCTGTTCGTTTTGAACTTGTTCAGTTGTTAATTCTTCTTCCGTGGGCATCAATCCACCTCCTTACATCGCTCCTGCGTACAAATTAGTTTTGAGTCTGTGCTTCTTCTTTATAGGGGTTACGCCAATCTATTCAATATATGCCAACGCATCCAATAAATCATCATGTATGCCATGCGGAAACGCAAGCATCTCTCCTTTTAATTCTTCCCACCAATCCTTTGCATCCTCTGGAATCCAGATAGAACCTGCTGAGAATCTGGGTTGCAACGCTGAAATCCGTTCCTCTTTCTTCCTCTACGCTTGTAGTGCTTTTATTTGGAAGAACATGTTCCTGCGTGGCATCTCTCTCTCAAGGAAGTGGTGCATTGCCGCTTGATATGCTACCTTCTCCACCCCTACCATCTATGGAGACCATTTGCCTACCATGCGGAATATTTCTTCAATGGTTTTTGTTGGGTCATATCTCCCGAAGGAACAATCCAATATAAACCACTGGTTATCTTTGTTTATGCCGACCACCATTATTGCAGTGTAGTCGGCAGTTCTCTTTTGACTTATTGCCAAGTCAACCGTCATAAACACATTGAGTTCCTATAAATGGACATCCTTCCATCTGAACTTGTGGAAGTATTCCTCTTTAAATATCTGGTTCTCTGGCGATATGCTCTCGCACATACGCTCACGATACCAGATGTCAATCTTACCCAATTTCTCGTAAGTCTGTCTTTCTCTGTCTATGAACTCTTCTGTGTATTTACCCGACCATGTAGACTTGCCATCTTTAAGGATTGGGATGCGTGATGTGTCGAACCCGAGATACTTTTTATTTGCCAGTACCCGTTCTATCAGACACGATTCACCAAGGTTATTCCCAATCATAAAGATGCGGCTACGTTTCCCAAGGAACACAATATCAGAGAGAAACCAGTTATAATCTTTCTCTAATACGGTTTGAGAACCCATATCCTCTAAGTCTTGTGGGTCGTCTATAATTATTAGTTTAGGTCTTGTCTCACCGTGTAACAGACCACGGACGGAAGAACCTTTGCCGTAGGCATCAATGCGAACATTGATTTCTTTTCCGTAGATATCTTTGACGATGACCTCAAAGGTCTTGTCGTTGTTCTTCTTAATGTCTACCAAGTTAGCACTCAACTTCGGGTCAGTAATGTAATCGTCTGCCAAGTCTTTGAGACGGGCAGATGCGAGGGTCTGGTTCGCCATGATGATTACGATGAAATTGTATTCTTCTGACGGAAAGACAAGTCTGTATAATGAGTGAGCACGGATTACAAGTACCGACTTACCACTCTCACGGAACGCTTCTGTTGCGAAGTGTTTCCTTCCGTGGAGTAAGATATCAGACCATTCCTTGTGAAAATCTGCCGGGGCACAATCATCTGGTGACGGAAGATATAACTTGCGAAAGTCTACAAGAGAAGTATATGCCATCTCCAACGCATTGGCTTCTGCCTGTGCTATCTGCTCTTGTTCTGGTGTCAAGTTATATCACCTCTGTAACCACTTCATTACCTCGGGGTTACGTCTGATAATCTCAAACATTCCATTCGCAGTACGGTCTACTAACAACTCAGAAGCAACATTCATCTGTTCGTCTACATCTTCCTTATTGTCTCCGATATACATAGAACCATTCATAAGGAAGACTGCGTGGATAAGTTCATGCAACATGGTCGCTTTCTTACACTGCATCGTGGTATCAGATGCGATGTAGATAACCTGTTGGAACTGGTTGATAGCACCGTAAACATTGTTGTCTCCTTCGTCCCCAATAATCTCTTTTATCTTTTGCTCTGGAACAAACTCGACACTGTAATCAAATGCTCCATACTGAATCTTACCGACAAACCCTTCATCACCCCAAGACTTAACCTTGCGTCTTTTGGGTGATTTTTTATTTTCTAACTTTACGTCTAATGCTTTCTCTTCCACAAGACCTCCATCTATGTCAACCTTTCGGTTATATACGGAGCAGGGTTTTTGTTAAGAAGCAACTCTGCCAAACTTCATTTAAACAAATCTGGGTGCTACAGAACTCAGAGAAACATCCTTCTTTACGAATACATCTCGTACAAGACTCACACCATCGTCTTAATTATTCAGACAAGTTCCGACCCGCACGACTTGGTTGGACTGCCCGAGTGAACAAATTCAACCGCAGATAACTGCGGCAGTGATGATGTGCGAAACACCACCTTTTCATGTGTAGATATACCCTATTCTCATTTGGGTTTTATTTAAGGAGTCTGAATAGGAAAACTCCAGTTAAACAAGTTTAACCGAGAGAATATACTACGGAGAAAAATTTTAGTATCGAGGTTTTGAGGTGTGCCGTAACTGCCGGAACGGTGCACCGAAAAACCGAGATGAAAAAGAAAGAGGTTTTAATAAACTAACCTACGGTTAGTTACTACTACTACGTAGTAGTATTACGGAGTATTTACTTTAGTAAATACGGAGTAATATAACTCTCTTTTTCTTTTTCTTTTCTTTGCTTCTTTCTTTTCTTTTTCTTCTTCTCTCGGAGAGGTACACCTCTTTCTGTCTTGCATGCTAAGACCCAGTGCCGAGTTCCGCACTGGTGGCGTTCCACCGCCATTCTAACTGTCCTCTCACTTATACAGATTTTCTGGGAAAATTATTCACGATTTTGGGAATTTTTTACAGGTTTACACAAATTTTATTTTTTGTTACATTTTTTACAAAAAGTGTAAACATATTTTGTGGGTGGTAAAGGATTGTTATGGGACTCCTACTGGTGGACTTGTCTGGAATTTGTATGCGGTTTGTATTTTTTGTGTGAAATTTTTTTGGAGATTTTTGGGGAATAAGTTCTCTTAATATATAATGTACCACCCTATTTCCCACGCTCGCATACACCCCCCACGACACACACATTCGCACACACACATTGAATTTTCCTTCGGAAAATTCCTTCCATTTAAACTTACAGACAAGTTTTTCTCTGTCCGATAATGACGATTATGTTAAATCTCCCTGCTTTTCTTCCATTATATTAATATCCGTGAGCACAGGAGGCACGGAGGATACGGGCATTCCCTGCCGCTGTGCAAGCAATTCACGTGCTCTATCGCTGATAAGAGTGTTTACATTTATATTCACACTGCCTTTGGGCGGCTACAAGCCTGCCCTGTCCAGCACTGCAATGGATAATTGTGCCTTCACGGTATCGGGTGTAGCGTCATTGTGAATAAGATTTATCATATTCTAAATTATCGCAGGTGTAGAGTTTATCAGCATTTCACGACTTCGCTTTAGCGTACTTCCCAAATATTCCTTCACTCTATCTTCCTATAAAAAGTTATTGCACGACTATGGGGATATGTGCATTGCATTCGCAACCATACGCAAGTTACCTGCATAGCGACTATAGTTATCACAGAAATCCTGTTCACGTGGCGTCAAGTTATTCCTATTTCTTCGCATTCTCTTTGCCATTTTATATCACCTCTCACCTAAACAGGAAAAATCAGCGGATTATTCAGAGAAGTTTGGACAAACGCTGAAAGCCGCACCACGACTGGGATTGAGCCACTTCGACCTGCCAAAAACTGCCAAAATCAAAATCCGTTTGCTATACTTTCCTCAGCGGTGGTCAACACCGACTAAACATTGAGGAGGTCATGAACATGACTACGAAGAACACGAAAGCGAACAAGGCACAGGCAAGCAAGGCACAGGCACAGGCACAGGCGAACGTACAGGCGAAACGCACACGTACACGCAAGACCGCACAGGCGAACAACACCTACGGTGTTGTCGGCACGTACACCTACACAGGCGAGAAATGCCCCGAAAACAAGCGTGGCAAAAAAGTTCCGTCCGTGAAGGTTGCAACACGTTTCCGTTCCTGCGATTTCGCAACCATGCGTGCAATCGCACGTATGCACAACGGCTCGTACAGCATGTACGCACAGGAATGGCTGTTCGACACCACGGCAAATGCTAAAGCATTTGCGTCCGACATCGACA